GGCAGTTGCCCTTGGGCCCCAAGCCGCCGCGAAGGCCCTTGGTTATTCATCGCTTCTGCAAGGGCCCGCTGCGCCGGAGTTAGCAGGTCTTCTGGACTCGGGTTACTGTACATGTCGCCGATCGAAATATCCTGGGGCAGTTGCCCTTGGGCCCCGAGCGCGACTGGTCGCCCTGCCGCCGCTGCGGCCATATCTTCATAACCACTCAAACCGGGGCACCCCCCTGCTCAATCTGAAGACCTGAATAGTCAACCTGCAAATACCCGTGCGGACCTTCCATCACGAGGTGCGGGTGCGTATCCATAAGTTCTTGGGCAATGACGCCCATCGGCGGCGTGTCGTCAGCACCGATCCGCTTTGCCTCATCGCTCCAATCCCAGCGATAATAACGCACACCATTTTCGGTCGTGAGGTGCTGTATGTTTTTCTTTAGGCGTCGATCCGAAAGCTTAAACCCCATAGCCCCAAGACCCTGTCCCGCAGCCCCAAAGCCGCCAAGGATTTGCGCAAATCCCGGTCGGCTTGTTTCGGTGCTGCTTTGCCCAATCAGCGGTGCGCCGACACCAGCCGCTGACCCCAGCGCGCCAAGCTGCTGCAACGGGAACTGCTGTTGGCGCATAAACTCGTTATACGCCGCCTCCAGCGCGGCCTGCTGGGTCGTCTGCTGTAGACCCCCAAGCTGCTGCATCCCCGCTGCCGCCTGACCAGCGGCCCCCTGCCCCATTTGCAGTTGAGACATCGTGGCCGCTTGGGCCTCATTGTAGCCCTGACGCATCAAGTTGGCGATCATCTCGTCACGGCCCAACTCGTATTGGGCTTGCCGCTCGGCTTCATAGACACCGCGCCGCTCATTGCCGAATGCACCTGCGCGCGTGATGTCTGCCATCTCGCCAGTGCGGGCAACCTCACGCTCGCGGGCCATGCGGGCTAGCGCAGGGTCAAGGACGTTTTGGGTATAGCCCGACAAGTTGGCTGCGTTCATCGCGGCGTAGTCTTGGGGTGTCATCCCTGAGATGTCACCGATCTGCTGGTAATACTGCTGCGCGCCCATCGACAGGGGCGACACGTCGGCAACCATCTGCCCCTCGTAGGGGGTGAACTCCATGCCAGCGACGCCCTCTGCCGCTGGGAAGAACGTCCCCCGGTAATAGTCCTCAAGGAACTTCGGAACCTCGGCCTTTGTCGTCGTAGTCTGGCTACCACTGCCCATTTTATATCTCCATCTCGTAGACGCGGTGCGACTCTTTGAATCCGCACTTGGGGGCGTGTTTCGCCCACCCAAGTCGCGCGTCTGCTGAAATCCTTATGCACTCCATGTCCGCCGCAAACCTCTTCAGAACATCTAGTGCTGTTTCCAACCACCCTGGCATGTCCTTGCCCGCAACGTGTAGAATTTTCAGGATACGGCTGCGAGGGTGCTGAAAAATCTCGGTCACTATGACCGCTTTCAGCGTGTCCTCATCGACGATGGCCCAAAGCTGGTTCGCACCAGCATGTAGAGCCGCGTAAATATCTTCGGTCCCAACGTCTCGCGCGATGCGCCGCTGCGACAGGGCTAAGACAGGTTCTGCAAATTCCCAAATCATGTCGATCTGGTCTTTCGCGATCAACTGCACTCGCGGTGTCATAATACCCCATTATTCTTATGGTGTCACGCATGTAGCCTTGTGATGCTGATGGTGGCAGCAGGGGCGGCTGGAGCATACGCCGTAGCCCCCGTCGCCTCAAGGAAGCCACTGGTGCTGTCAACGGCCCACATGGCCTCAAGGTAATCATCAGCGGACACAACAAAACTCGCTGTGCGGGCCACAACTATCGTGGCGTCGTTCTGGTGCAAGTTGGCAACTATCGTGCTGCCAGCAACATCACTGCCGTTGATGCGTGGCCAAAACCGAAACGCCACAGTGCTACTGGACGTAGAACTAATCTGCGCCGAGAACGAGACCATATAATCCCCACCCTCTTCAAACACGATGCGTGACGCCGGGGTGCCGTTGGCGATGCCATCAGAAAAAGACGCGGTGAAGGTCAGCGCGTATGCCGTATCAACCACAGCCGCTGTCACGTCAGACGCGATGTTGCCCTCGTAGTGACCATCCTCAAGAACGATCTGACGCCACTCGTTGTTCTTGGAAACCACGGGGTAGCCGTTCACGTCATCCCATAGGATGATGCCGTTCTCGGAGGGGTTGTCGTCGGCACCCTTGAAGTTGAGGGTTACAAGCTGGCGCAGCAGGGCGCGCACAAGCTGACCACCCCACGCGCGCCAATCGTCACCGCGCGGCTGCGGTATCTGTGGGGCGCTCATCGCCTTCCGGCCTCTGTCGTGTCAATGCGCGGGATACCAAAGCGCCATCCGCTGAGGCTGGCCCCAGTGACACGCATACGCGCCTGCCGACCGCTGAAACGAATACTGGTCGGGTTGGACATCGTGTATGGGCCGAACTCGCTTTCAGGCGCGTTGGGATAGAGGCGCGTCTTGAACGTCAGCGTCACGTCGCCCTGCGTCTTCTCGTCGGGATATAGCTTGTGGGCGTTCAGCAGGCGTTCACCATTCCCAAGCATCGCTGGCCCGCTTTCGGCGAAAACCTCTGCCCCACCGTAGGTGAACCCAGTTTCGTGGTCGTATAGATCGCCCTCAGCGGCGGCGTAGATCGGTGTACGGAACACACCACGGTCAAAACCTGCCGTGCGGGACATCTTGCCGATTAGCCAGTGGTTGCGCTTGTAGTCGTAGGCCGCATAGCTGTCGATCTCGTTTGACCCCGACGAGCAATAGAACCACCACACCTCGCCGTGCTGACCATTTGATGTGGCCCACGCCTTGCTGATCTGAGCAGTGTTGATGTCGCTGAACACCGCGTCGTGAACCTCGCAGGGCAACTCCTGCACGTTCTGGCCATCAAAGCGGAAGAACCCCCGCTGACCCATCCAGAACACGCCAGCGTCGGTTGGGGCAATGGCTTTGCGCGCGACAATACCGCAAGAAGACCCCACGCGCTCCCATTGGTAAACAAAGGGTGGGCCGACGTAGATCGCGCGGTGCGCGTCAATGTCAGTGACCACAAGAGTCTGGCCGTCAGCCCTGACGCCCGACATGATCTGACCTGCGGTCTGTAGCGTCTGGCTACCAGCTTGGTTCGTTGCGGCTGCGGTCCAAGTAGTGTTGTCCTCTTGGTCACACCACGCGATCTTTCGGGGATCGCTATCAGCGCCAAGCGCAAACAAAAAGCGCTCTTCCGTAACGACCAAGCCGATACAGCCCGTGGGCGAGTTGGCGATCTGCGCGGCATCAACCCCGGTGTTTAGCTGCCACTCATATAGCTTTCCGTCCGCGACACTACACGCAACGAGATACTGCCCGAAGCTGTCGAGCGACCATGTTGTTGCCTCGGAAAAATTCCCGGTATCAGGTCGGATGGTGCCGTAGTTACCAGACCCGAAAAACCCACCGCCGTAGCCTGTGTTCACCGCAGCGTCTTCCAGACCCGCTGTAAGACCAGCAGGCGTGATGTCGGAGACAACCCCACCGCTCGTTACAACCTTCAGCGCGTTGTAGGTGCCACCCGCAATCCAACGCGACCCGGCGTTATCCTGCCAACCGAGCAAAGCACGAGGCGCTGCGCTGAACATGCTGGCCACCCGCTCGCGCCACCCGCCGACGGGTCGCAAGCTGCCTTCACGCCAGCGAACCAAGCTGCCATCGCGCCAACGCCCAGCGCCTTCAAGGTCAGTGCCGTTGCGGAAGAAGCCCGGAGGAATTTGGAGGGGAACTAAGGGCATGACGCCTCACCACCCGATAGCGAAATAGTTAAACGTATTAATCCCGTCGATGCTGCTATCCCGGTTTATGGTAAACCCGGTGGTGCTTTTCGCCTCAATGCTCGCGCTCTTTTTGTTATTCTCAAACTCAACCTGAACAATAAAACACGCGTTTGAAAAAGCAGACGCGAAAGAAAAAGACTGGTTGTTATCGGTTGTGCTTGACTCAACCCCCCATCTAATTTGAAGCCCACCCGGAAGGTTTGCCGCCCCGTCTTCCGAAAGCGTCGGCGACCCAAAGTTATCGACGTAAGCCTTGACGCTTTGCTGTGTCGGTAGCTTCGTTGCGCTGTCAGACGCCATGTCGTCTTCGTCAATAGACAACTCCGTAAACGCAGCCGCGTTAGTGTACGAAGCCACGTCCGTCATGGCGACCTGCACCATCGTACCGGCGTCGTTGGTCACAAGGCGATCTGCGTCCGCCAGCGTCGTCGATGTCGCTGCGGTATCGCCGTCGAGAATGTTTACCTCGGCAGTTGTAACCGTAGCGCCGTCGAGAATGTTCAACTCAGCAGCCGTCGAAGTGAGTGTGTTGTAGTCGGCCAGCGTCCACGTCACGCCGTCGAGCAAATTCAACTCAGCCGTGGTAACCGTCGCACCGTTGAGAATGGCGAACTCAGTCGCGTCAACCCCGCCCAGAAGCGTGTCGAGACCCGACCAGTTCGTGTTCAGATAGCCACCCCACGCGTCCTCGTCGCCGCCGACCGTGGGGAGGTTCCAACTATAGTTTGTCGTGCTACTGGGCATGGTTTATCTCCTTGTGGTGC